CTTGATTAACTGCTTTTTTTACAATGTCGATCAATTCATCTGAGGCAATACCGTTATTATCGCGAGCCAATATTGCTAATGTGACACAAGCGGGGGATGGGCTTTCTGCGGCGGCATCTAATACTCTACCATCGGCGCTGCGAGCATAAAACTCATACGCCGCGCGAGGGCCGGCAACAGATAAACCTTCAAATGCAGCTTGGATCCTCATTCTAAAATCGTCGTCAGATTCTTTAATTTCTGGAATTGCCGGCGACACGGTATTGTTACCGTATTGTATAATTAAGCGATAAACATTGAAATTAGCGCCGAGATTGTCTAAATCATCACCTTTGGAGTGAGCAATCATCAGCGCTTGTGATGCCTCATTAATACGTTGACGTAAAATTAACTCGTAATAAGCACTCTCTTGTAACAGCTTAACAACGGGTTCACTTTCATATTGTAGTGTTTTTGCTACTTCTTGCTGTTGCTCGGGCGGGTAGAGTGATATAAATTTTGCTTTGCGCTGGTTATATAATGTTTCAAAATCTAACAATTCAACAACATTCGGCAACGGCAATTTTGACAAATTTGTTAGTGTGGCCATGTCATCACCTCAATATCGCTAGTAAATGATTGATTGGGTTTATCGGTTCGTGACCCAGTTATTTGTAGCGTTAATTTTTCTTTATCAGTTAAAACGTTGACAGCATCTAATTTAATTCTTTTTTCCCACTGATTTAGTGCCATCACTGTAGCTGATATAACCCTCAATCGAGTTGCATCTGTATTTGGGTTATCTAACAATAAAAAGAGTAATGAGCCATAGTCCCTGCGTTCAACTCGTGAGCCAATCGGCGTCATCAATATATCTTTAACTGATTGATTTATATGATCCATATCAGTTATTGTTCGTCCCGTTTTGCTATTCATGCCAATATAACTCATTGCGGTTTTCCTGTTGAATCACTGCCAGCTTTAACGCCAATATGGGTGTGAGAATCTAATACAATGCCATTTGATGATAATTGCCCCTGCTTGTGGATTACGTTCCCTGTTAATGTGCCGGTGCTACCTTTGGCACCACCACCGCTAGCACTAAATGATTTGAATGTTACATGATCACTACATTCAACCAATGGGGTATCAAGTTGAATTTTACTGCCAGCTTTAGCGGTGATTTGTTCACTTGCTTCAATCACAGCTGTTTTGATACCTTTGATGGTTAATTGGCTGGTTTCGGGTTCATATTCAAATGATGCGCCATCAGGGAATGTTACAAAATAACCATCCTCGGATTTAGCGGGTGCGGGGTTAGAGTTACAATATAAGCTCGGCAACACGCAACCTAAGGATAGGTTACCGTTAGGGCTTAAAATGAATACTTGCTCGCCAACAGATGGACGCCACCATGAGCGGCTTTTACCTGCTCGATGGGTAAACCATGGCAACCACGCGGTAATTAATTCACCAGTGCGGACTTTAACCCGATCGCCATTGGTTTTACAAATAACACCGGGGCGGATCAGGTTTTCAATTTTTCGTAAAATGTCGACTAGGTCGGCGGGATGATAACTTTGCATAGCGTTATCATTAATATTTATAGATAAACAATAAAGCCAGCCGAGTTGTAAATACAATTTTTACAACTTAGCGGCTAAATGCGCAACAGTGATTTGTTCAATCATTTTATAGTCTTGTTGATTAATTCCAAGTAGTTTGCGTGATGGGTATTTGATTGTCCAGCTGTCTTTTTTGTTAACCCTCCCGCGCAATCCGTAATGGTGGATACGCGCGATGCGGGAGACCGAGCTAATAAATCGTACTGTTGCGCGATTGCTGTTTGCCGCTGTTCGCAAAAATTTTGTTGTGCGTAATTTTGTAAACATCTTACGCCTAATTTTGCCCTTTTTTTCCCTGAATTTTTGCTGTTTTCGTGGCTCGAATGAGATGCCGTCGGGTTGATGTTGAGCAATAATCCGCTTACGATTGTTTTCTCTTAATCGTTTGGCAATTTCACGTGCAAGGATTGCCCGATTATTGCTGCTTAATTGCGTCAATATGCCATTTGCATAATCATGTAATTTATTTAATTCATCGGCCATATTTCATTGACCCAATCTGGTCGAAGATCCGCTGGTGGTTCATCAATAACATGTTTATATTCAAGTCCTGACGTTCCACTTTTGACAATAACTCGCTCGGTTAGTTTTAATTCAATACTAATATCTGCTGTATTATTATTTAATTGCTCGACCTCAAATTTTATGGCACCTTTTCTTAGTTCAGGATTAGCCATAAATTCCTGTTGATTAATATACATCCAGCTAATGATTGGTACCATTAAATAGTCGATAGGCTGATCATAATCAGTGATGATTAAATTAACTTGATACTCGTATTCAAAGCTCAACGATTTTGCTGCAGTTGCTGTGACGTCTCCATCGTCAATGAATATATGTAATTTCTCGGGGTTGGTCTTGATAAATAGATTATTTTTTTCAAGGACTTTGCGGAGTTGATTAATTTTTTTCATATTGAGCCTGTTGACATTTATAAATCATATCGATCTGTAACGCGCATTGATGCCATGCTGCCAAAATAGCTTGATTGTCGTCAATTAATGAGCGATTTCTCTGTAAATTATTCATTGGCAGATAACAAGGCGTTACGGCTGGACAGCCAACTTTTATAGTCTTCACTTCCTGCGATTTCTGGCCTTGAGTACAACCGCTTAACAGCAGCAGGCAAATCATTATTAGACCATTTGCGTAACTGTTCATTTTCATTTATAAGTTGCTCCAATTCTTTTTTATATTGACGATTTAATAAATCAGCAGTTTGTAGTTGATTTCTTTGATTTATTAATTGTTGTTCATTGTTTCTATGTAGCTCGTCAAGTTCGATAAGTTGATTGTTTTTATAATCAATAATTCCGATTAACTCCTCCTTGTCCTCCCTTAAGGTTTCGTTATCAACATTTAATTGTTTATTTTTAGCTGTTAATTGACATAAAAATATAATTGATACGAAAAGTAATAACCAGGGAGCAAATTTAATAAAATGAGGAATAAACCCACTTAACAAAGTAATAGCCTTACTTTTTAGCATAACTTTCATACGCCTCTTTTAGTTTTAGATCATAACTATTTTTTTTGTACGCCGGGCCATTGTAAAGTCTGGCAAAGACTGAAAAATCTTTATCTTTCATCGCTTGTAATAATTTACTATTTGATTTATGGGCAACGAAACGGTAAAACGCATCGAGTTGCATTTCTTCGCTTTCTGTCATCATTTTTTCAAACTGCATTGCTGATTCATAGCCTAATAATTGCCAATGAAACCCCATTATTTGGAACAGCCCCCAACTTGCGCTTTCGATCGCTGACTTAGTGTCAATTTGTTTTGCCAGTGTTAGCCTGTAATTTTCCCGATTGCCGCCGAGATAGCCACCCGCTGACGGATTAATTAAATCTGGATAAGTTTTAGCAAGTTGCTCAACGTTAAATCCATTCTTTTTTAACTGGCGGTAAAAGACATGCCGCTCAAATAAAATTACTGGCAGGCCATTTTTAAACCCGGATGATCTAGCCTCAATTTTGGTTACCGCCTGAATCATTGGTAATTCTATATCCAGTTTATTGGCGATATTTTGTAGTTGTTCCGTTGTTATCATTTTGTTTTAACCTTCTTTTGTCTTGATGATGAGCGGCATAATGCGGCTATGTTGCCTTTACTTTTAAGAAAGCAAATTAATAAAGTCATATTCATAACAACTTGCGCATAATATGCACGATTTGATAAGTCAAAGAATAAAAATAAAGATACGGCAGAGCTTGACGTTATCATTAACCACGCCAACCAACTTATTTTTGCATTATATTTGTAATTTTTACGATCAAACGTAAATAATCGCACTGCAATTAATAAACAAAGAACAGCGTTTATAGTTGTAAGGGTTATCATGATCCCCCCCTTTTGTTGAATTTATCCAATAAACTGGATGGGTCATCAAACATTTTTATAATCCAAAGTAACAATTTAACACTAACAGCCGACGCAACTAATGCGCCCAGTCCAAGTGGTACTTTAGATTGGATGTTTGACGGGAAAAACGGTAATAGTAAATACAGCGTCAATTCGGCCAGCAGTATCCCCATCGCAAATGCTATGAAAAACAGAACAATTTTGCGCAGTACAGAGATCCGCTCATCACTGATTACAAGCAGAATTGAGCCACATAGTGCGCCCAAAATTATGCCGTTTTCGATGTTTGGATATATCATCGAAATTGAAAACGCACTGATCACGGCTGTGAATGTTGTAGTTGTAGGCTCTGTCATTCAGTTAATCCCATAAATTAATTAGTTTTTTTTGTGGTTCCGGTACATCTTCTGGCACGTTAACAGCGGTGCCCATCGGCAAAATTGCCGGCAATTCACACAGCGCGGGGTTGTTGTTGTAAATGATTTCGACAATGCCGGCGGTTCTACCAAAAATACGATATGCCAGAG